GATATGCTGGTCGCAGTGGGTGGAAATGGTAATGTTAGAGTTAATAAGGAATATAGCCTGTGGTATTTGTAAAGCCTTTGGAGAACAGGAATTTGAGGCAGGAAAGCCTGATATTACCTTTTATGAGAATGATTCCCAATTAGTCCAGAAGGAAATGCAGGATTTAGGTATTGCCATTCCCATGGGATTATGGGATGCTGGTGAGCCATATTACTATACAACTTTATGGGGAGTAAAAGAGGCTACTAAGTGGATAAGGAAAGTCTATAAATTCCCCAAATATAGGAAAGCAAGAATGGATTGTGATGATTTTGCAATCCTATTCAAGGGTTTAATGTCCTCTGAGTTTGGCATAAATGATTGTGCAATACAGTTAGGTAACACTCCGATGGGCTATCATGCCTTTAATCTTGTTAGGGCAGAGGATAGGAGGGTAGTTGTAGAACCTCAAACTGGTGAGGTATTTGAAGTAGGTGAAAAAGGGTACCAACTAGATAGAGCGGTATTATAAAAGGAGGGTAAAGTGGAAAGTAAACATTGGTACGCCAGTAAGACATTGTGGGTGAACTTTTTGGCTATAGTAGCTATAATCCTTAACAGCCAATTTGGAATAGAACTGGATGTTGAGGTTCAGGCTGCATTAGCTACCAGTATCCTGGCAATAATCAACATAGTCCTAAGGTTTGTTACTAGCCAACCGATAAGTAAGTAGGGAGGTTAATTATGGCATTATTGGCGTCGGACCTGATACAGAAGTGTGGTAAGCTCAAGGCTAATTGGTCAACTAGGAATAAGAAAATACGAGATTGGTATGATATCCTTTCCCTTAAAGATGAGTTAAAGCAGGAAGGTATGGAGTCAGTTGTTTCCAATGACCCTAAGACTGGATATAACCTAGGCCGATTCCTCCTCCAATCCAGTATTATTAGCCACAAAATAGAAATAGAGGAATTGTTACCAGCAGAAGTGTCTGCCACCAGCCAGTTGGAAAGTTACATTACCAAAAGGTGGCAAGCTGAGGAGGAGAGATATAGGCGCAGCGGTAGGCAAAGGTTTATGTCCAAAATGATTAGTCTTATGCTAGCCACTGGTTGGTATTCAGTATTTGCCATGGTTACCAAAGACAAGTTATGGGCTGAGGTGTGGAACCCTATAGAGGTTTATCCTGATTTTGGCTCTGATGGTTTAATTGAAGTGGCTCATATCTATTCTATGACACCAGCCGAAGCTAATAGGAAAGTAAAGTTGCAAGGATGGAGTATTAATAGAATAGCCAACAATGCCAACCTCTATGATTATTGGGGTTTTGATGATGATGGTGATGCTACCAATGCCATTATCTTAGGACAGGAATATGTCAAACCTCCCGAGAAGGATGTAGCTATTAACAGGCTGATACAAAAGACGGGAGAATCCTATCTACCTGTCTTTACCTCTCCAGTAGGTGGCTTACCGGATGAAGGTGCTATAGCTACAGGCAAGAAATGGCAGGAACACTTTGGTGAGTCTATAGTAGCTACCAACGAGCAAATGACCCTAACCTATAACAAGATGTTAAGTTTTATACAGCAATCCAGCCGTAATGCTGCCCAGGCTAGGTGGTATGAAAAATCCACTGGAGATACTGCCATCCTAACTGAGGAGAATACGAATAAGTGGGGAGCCATATTTAGGATGGGCCCCAATGATGATATAGGCTTTATCCAACCTCCCAACATACCAGTAGAGCTTAGAACGGCTATGTTTGAGTATTCCAACATGATTCAGAGAGGGATGTTTCCCTGGGTACTGCATGGTAATCTCCAACAGCAGTTAAGCTATTTGGCTATGGCTAATGTTGCTTCTAGTGCCCTGCAACAGCTTACTCCCTATCAAGAGGGTTTAGAAGGCTGCTTAACTGATGTGGATAACTTCTGGTATAACATGATTAAAGTAAATAACCTCAAACCCCATAAGTTTGAAATGCCTGATAATGTGCCGGAGGAATTTAGGTTCAAAGTAACCAGTGAGATACAGATACCAGGCTACATGGTACAGAGAGCTACTATAGCCAGGATGTTGAATCCTGCCTTCAAACTTCCCCAACGCTGGATAATGGATAGGATGTTCCCAGAGATTCAAGATGCCCTAAGAACTCAAGCCCAGGTTAGAGAGGAAGAAGCTATGATGCATCCTAAGGCTGTTATGGTAGATGCCATCATAGCCTATAGAGAGCATAGCAAGAGATTGAGGGAGGCTGGAGATATTCCATCAGCCCAGCTATATGAGAAGTTGGCAGCCAGTGTAGAGGCTGAGTTAGGATTAGTCCAGCAACCTCAACAGAGGCAAGAACAACCACGACAACCTCTTAGAGAGGTTATGCCAAGAGAGGTTGTTGAACCTACCAGAGGACTTGGAGAACTTTAATTTGAGATTATGGATTGGTATTATATTGTATTGGCTTATAATTGGTATTTTAGCCTATGATATTGTTTGGGGTTATCCTTGGTTAACCCTATGGTAAGGAGTTGAGGTATGCCAGAACCAGAGAAAGAAAAAGTGTTTGAGGAATTACTAAAACCTGACCCTTCTGAATACCAGAGAAGTAGGGAATGGTGGGCAAAACAAGTTGAGAGGTTTTCTACTCAAGAACCTAAGGTAGAAGTTCCTGGATTTACCCCTATCAGTGAAATTCCTGCTGGTAAAAATATCTGGCAAACTATAGCATACCAGGTCTTTGGCCGTCTATTATCCAGTGGTGGCATAAAAGACCCTATTACTGGCAAGTTTGTACCCATAACCCAATTACAATATACTGAAACAGGGACTAAAATGGCCAAATCTGAAATGGAGCAATCGGTTAACAATGCAGCCAATGCTAACCTAATGTCCCAGTTTTACGACCATATGGATATCCTCCAATATTTCAAGGATGACCCTGCCAAAGCCATTACCTCGGTAGATGATTACCTGAGGATGGCTAAAATACCAGTTGGGACATTACCTCCAGAGTTACTAGCTGATATGGAAGGGGCTATATCTGCCCAACAGGCTAAAAAGGTGGAGGTTCCAGACTGGTTGAAGGTGCCCCCTGAGGAAGAAGCAGTGGTTAGAGCCTTCCTGGAGGAGAAAGCTAAACCTCCCCAACTTAGTCTCCAGAGTATAACTGTGGATGAGTTACTCAAAGCCCTGCCAGCTACGGGCATGGTTGAGTTACCCAAGGATATGACTCAAGAGGAGTTAATGCATTATGCCAGTATTATAGGTTTATCTGGGCCAGGTGGAGTAACTCCAGAAGTACTATCAGAGGTTTTGGATTATGATACCATAGTTAGTATTATCTCTGAATCCTATAAGGAATGGGACAAAACAAGGCAAGAGGTATTGGCAGGAGTTAGAGAGTGGGAGCCTCCAGACCAAACTTTCTTTGAGAAAGCCTTTTTCATGGTTCAAAGCCCTATGCAACAGATGGCTAACCTGATGCAACCCTATATAAAGAATTGGGCTAATCCTATAGTAGGTTGGACAGCCAAGTTTTTCTGGGGTAAGTTTATCAATAAGTATAATACCGATACAGCCTATAACGAGTATAGAGCCTCAGGAATGAGTGTTTGGCAGGCTGCTGGTGCTGCTTGGGAAGATTTAGATGTAGAATGGTATTACAAGTTGCCCTTGGAAATATTTATGGACCCACTTACCTATACACCTGGCTTGGTGCTAAAGGTTCCAGGTGTAGCCCTTGGAGCAACAGGTAGAGCTATGATGGCTGGCGGTAAAAGTATATTATCAACCAAGTATTTGGTAGGTGCCGGACTTGAAATGTTTGGTGGTAAGATATTGGCTGTTAATAGAGGTATGTGGGCTGCCTTAGACTTTCCATGGACTGCCATGAAGTATTTCCAGTCCGGACGTATGGCTAGAACCTTTACCCAGCTAGTAGCCAAGCAGTCGGATGATTTTGTCCTGAAATTCCACCAAGCTATAGAGGTTAATACTGGCAAGATTATTGGTGGTAAGGGAGTAGGACAGGCTACAATGGATGATGTAGCCCAAACCCTATTAGCAGCTAGGAAGGCTTTTCAAACTGCTCCAGATAACATTGACCCTATAACTCAGCTTGGAGGTTTCCTAGCCCGTCATAAGGCTTTGGATGCCAACCAAATCTGGTCTTGGAGTAAGACCCATGCCGGACAGTTACTAGAACCTGGTAGTACCAAGGCCCCTCCTGGATTGTTGAAGGTAGTGGATGACCCTCTAGTATCCGAGGTTAACGATATTATCTCTGACCTTATAATGAAAAAGGGTAGTAAGGATTTTAATGCCGTTAGGATGGCTAGAGCCTTAATGATAGAGGAGACTCCTGATAACATAGCCAAACTGGGTAAGGAGATTATAGCCTTCGGAGCCAAGCAAGCCACTGATGTTGATACTGTTATTAGGATTGGTAAAGCTGCCAAAGTAGGTGCTGTAGAGCAAATGATTGGTTATATGATGAAACGGCAAAAGGCTATAGCCAATAGCATGGTGAGAGGGCCACAAGCCAGTGGTAGTTTCTTTGAAGGTGTGGTGTTGGCTATGCAGAGGGGTGTGGATAGGATGGAGCGTAGCAGGTTACAAACTGCCATAGCTAGGTACTGGGTTAGGCCGTTAGCCGAAGCCAATCTTGGTAATATAGCCTACCCCATTTGGAATGTTTTTGAAGGTCTTGGAGTAAGCCTTATTGAAGGTGTTATACCAAAGTTTATGAAGGATGAGGCTTATCAGATGTTGACTAAGGGTTTGATAGGTGACCCAGCCTTAAAGCTAAGACCTGGTGGTGACCCTTCTGGAATCTTCAAAACAGTAGCTTCTAACCGTAAAGGTGCTTGGAGTATGTTACCCAAATTCTGGAGGCAATTAACCTTAGGTGTTAGTGATTGGGCTGGTGGTGCTTTGAGGAGGAATTTTGTGGCTACCAAGATGCAGCAGTATTTGGCTGAATATACCTACAAAGTAGCTGGTGAGGACATTTGGAGAGCTTTAGGTATATTGAGTAAGAATCCACCCAAAATAGCCAAAACTGCTTTAGGATTGACAAGTGAGGAGTTATCCCAAGAACTGACTAAGAGGTTGTTATCTAGTGTGGATGATGCCTTGGCTTTGAAATCCATATTGACTGATGGCTCCCTAATGCAAGGTGAAATGATTAAGATATTGAGGAAGGCAGAGTTGTTGAGTCCTAGGGCTAAGGCATTAGGCGAGCAGTTAATCAAGGAAGGTAAGGTTCTTAGGAGCGTAGATAATATCCAATCTTTTGTTAAGCAGGTAGCTGATACCGCTATAGAGGACTTGAGGCATTACCCCTATGAAGTAGCTGAGAATTTCCGTCTCCGAGCCTCGGAGTTAGATGCCTTTCCTATCAATACCAAAGCTGACCTGATGGAAGTCTTTACCAACTATGAAACCATGTCCGAGACTGCTGCTTTTATCCCTCACCGGATGATGAGGCAAACTATGGAGGAAGCCCAGGCCCTTAGACAGGCTGACAAATGGGGTGAAGTGGAAAAGTTGTGGAGAAAAAGAGGGGATGAAATGCTCTCCACCATGGATAATATCAACCTCTCCATAGAGCAGGTAAAAGCCAAGCTA